TTCTATAGATTCTAGCTCTAATAAAGTAACTATTACAACTAGTGCTAATCATAACATTGCCGTTGGTATGACTGTAAATATAAGTGATTTAATTTTTACTGACCCACCATTATCTCAAGCGTTACCTAACCCTACAGGTGATGTAGTTGTTACAGACAGAGTAAGTGCTACACAATTTAAGTATGCTGTTACTAGTAGTCATAGCGGTTCTTATAACTTAGGTTCATCGCCTACTGTAACATTAACAAATGTAAGATATATGTATGCTGTAGCACAAAATGCAGACGATGATCATACAATATATAGATTCTTTTCTTCACCTGTTGATAATAAAATTACTTGCATTGCAAAAGTCGAATATACAGGTATAGAAGATGTATTTGATATTGCATTTGCAAATGATAAAATTTATCTCTTAGCTCAAAATTCATCTTCTGAAATGAAGGTTATTTCTTTTTCAGCTACTACTTTAGGTTCTGCTAGTACGGTATTAAATTTAACAGCGACAAATGGTGCAGGTGCCATTGCTTCTCATCAATATTATCCAAGATCAATTGGTTTTGGTAGTACCGCTAATAGATTTTTTATACATTATTATTCGCAAGAAAGAACAGCAAACTATTCACCTCACGGTAGTTTTCAGGGATATACTGAAACTAACAACTCAAAACTTGTTGTTTATAACTCTTCATTTAGTTCTAGCATATCGTTAACGCAATATGGAACAAGTCAAACAGTACCATTTTATACAGATATAACTTTGGTTGATAACACTATCTATGCCTTGAACTCAACAACAGGTGCTGTAGATTTATTATCATATACAGCTCCACATACTGCGTCTAATGCAATAAGTATTGGTGGAACTGTTGCAAGACCTACTGGTTTATCAGTTCATTATGATTCTGATGATAATTTACAAATTTATGTTGTTCAGTCAGAGGATTCTGGAGGCTCTAATGGCGGTTCGTTATACAAGTTTCTTGCTACTGGAGAAGCGGTTTATTACGAATGTATAAGCACCGTAGATAGTAGTACAAATTCAACGCTTTCGGCACAGCTAAGTGCGGGTAATTGGGCTAAACGATATCCCAATATGACGCTTTTTACAGAGGGTGCTTTTTCTGCAAATAATGGGTTTCCATCTTGTATAGCATTGTTTCAAAATAGATTATGTTTTTCTGGTGTTTCTGGAGATGTTAATACTATTTGGTTGTCTGCTACAGATGACTACAATAACTTTACTTTAGGTTCGTTAGATACAAGTGCTATGTCATTTACAATCAATTCTGGCAACCTTGATAGTATTGTTTGGTTGGTTCCTCATGAAGCATTAATTATAGGAACTTCTGGTAGTGAGTGGTCTTTACAAGCAGAGTCAGATGATGTACCAGTTTCGCCCACATCATTTAGTTTGCAAAGAAAAACTACATATGGGTCAAATAACACACAAGCTACGTTAATAAACTCTGCTGTTATTTTTGCTATGAGACAAGGTAGAAAAGTTCGTGAATGGAAATATGAATATAATAGCGATGACTTTGTAGCACAAGATTTAACAATATTTTCAGAACATATTACAGAAGGTGGTATAGAAAACTGGGCATATCAACAACAGCCTGATGATGTTATATGGTTAATTAGATCAGATGGTCAGTTACTTGGTTTGACGTATGAAAGAGATCAAAAAGTTTACGCATGGCACAGGCATACCTGTAATACAAGCGGTGAGTTTGAATCTGTTTCTGTGTTGCCAAGCAGTCAGTCTAGTGACCAAGTATATTTAAGTACAAAGGTTACTATAAATCCTTCTGATTGGGTTGCTAGTGGTACATCTTATACTCAAGGTAACTATGTTAAATATAGTGGAGTTACATATGTAGCTTTACAAAACCATACATCTGGATCAACTACACCAAATAATGACTCTACTAATTGGGAAGCAGACTCAAGTACAAAACGATTTATAGGAGTTTTAAGAGATAGAGAGTTTACAGGATATACAACAAATTTTGTAGGAAGCGATTTTGCTACCGTTTACAGCAGTCCTTCATCAGCAACCTTAACTGGATTAGATTATTTAGAAGGGTTAACTGTTTCTGTTTGTGCTGATGGTGTTCCCCTAGCTGATAAAACAGTTTCAAAAGGTTCTATTAATATAGGTTCTACTGGTCACTCAAAAGTAGTTGTGGGTTTAAATTATACAGCAACATTAGCACCAATGTATTTAGATGTAGAAACAAGAAGCGGAACTAGTATGGCTTCTAAGAAGGATGCTCAATCTGCTACCATTAGATTTAAAGACACTTATCAAGCAAAAGTTGGTCAAACAAAAACAACAACAGATGCCGTTAAATTTAATCCAGATATTACAGCAACTAATTTATATAGTGAAGACGCAACAGTATGGATGGATAATGCAAGTGAGTTTTTAAAATTAGTATATGTAATAAATGATACGCCTACGCCATGCACAGTTTTGGCAATGGTGGTAAATGTAGAGGGAGAGTTCTAATGTTAGGGGCTTTTATAGGATTAGCAGGAGCGGCAATGTCAGCATCTGCGGCAAGAGCAGAAGGCAGAGCAAGACAAAAAGCGGCTGAATATAATGCTGAAATTATGCGTAATAAAGCACAAAATATTAATTATGCTAAACGGGCAGAAACTCAAATATCTGTAGAAGAATTTAGACGGTTACGATCTCAACAAAGAGCGGCATTTGCGGCTAGTGGTGCAAGAGGAGATGTTGGTTCTCCTTTAGTAGTGCAACTGGATGAAATAGCTAAAATGAATATGGATATACTAAATGATCGTAGAGCAAGACAAATAGAAGCAGAGGGTGCTTTGTCTGGTGCAGAGATGCAACTTTACGAAGGTAGAATGGCAAGAAGGGCAGGGCAAGCAAAAGCTCGTGCTACATTAATTAGTGGATTATCTCAATTTGCAACAGACGCAGGATTATAATATGGCTAAGATACCTTTATACAGACAACGTAGTAGACCAAGTGCTGACTATCAAGCGGCTAGATTAGACCCAAATGTAGCGGCAACTGTGGCTCAGGGTGACCAATTGATGGGAGACACTCTTAGCAAGATAGGCTCACAATTATCGGCAATGAAAGCTGATTCTGATGCGGCTGACTACGAAAACTTTGCTTTAGAAAAACAAGCTGAGATAGCAGAGCTACGCACTAAAGCTCTTATAGAAGATGGTGCTAGTATTGCAGATGTTTTTGATACAGTTGTTCAACCAAAACTACTGGAGATAGAAAATGAAATTAAAACTCGTGGCTACACTAATAGCAAAAAGTTTGTTCAGCGTTGGCAAAGCGATTCTGCCCGCATTGCGTTGGGCGAAAGAGAAGATCAGTTGCAAATGCAGTTGGCTGATTACGAAAGTAAAATGGTGCGTGATGCCAATAATTACTACAAGTCGGGCAACTTTGAAGAAGGTGATAAAAAACTGGCGTTACTCTCGAACTATACTGGTGAAACCAAAGCGTTAGAGTATATGTCTAGTGGGCGATATGGATACTTGCAAAATCAAATTTTACAAAGCAATGATCCTGCTGAAATAACTATGCTTGTTGCTGATAAACAATTAACAGATAATTTAACTTTTTCACAACAACAACAAGTAATGACAACAGCTTTAGGTCGCAAGCGTACATTAATACAAGACAATGTTCGTCCTGCTATGGATGCGGCTGATAAGTTATTAAAAAACAATATGCTTACAACAACTTATATTGATCAACAACAGGCTGAAGGCAGAATGCCACCCAATGTTGCTAATTATTACAGAGATGCTATTACGTTAAAAACACAACAAGTAGAGCTTGGTTTAGATGAGGATGTATCTAGGGGAGATGTTAAACGTATTAGAAAAGCAAAAGATCGTATTGATAATTTTATGGAGGGTCGAATTAAAAATGATCCTTTAGATGAATTAGATGATATATTAGATTTAATAAACAAAGCAGACCCCACACCATTAGTGCGTTCTAAACTAATGTCTCCTATATATGACGCTATGGCTGATCCAAATAGAAATGGATTTTTTGCTAATACAAATCCAAAAGAAAAGTTATTTACTAATATACAAAGCAGAGCGTTAGGTGAGTTTCACAGACAGTTTAATGCATTGACTGGTACTATGCCTGCTGATCAACGTGATGAGTTATATATGGATTCTGTGTTTTTAATGGAAGACTTTTTAAAAGGAATGAAAAAAGGATACTACAAGGTAGATGGTCAAAAAATTGTACTAACAACTGGCAAAGCTCAAAAAGCTCATGGAAGTCTTGTGTTTAAAGAAGCACAAGAAGACGATGGCGAGATAGCACCGTTTCAAAACGAAATTAATCTAGCTGTTGCACAAGCATTAAAAGAAGTAAGAAAGTTTGCTGTTCGTATGCCTTTGAAGCCACGCATATCTAGTATTAATGTAACACTTGACCCTGTAGATGAATTTTTCCCAGAAAGGTAAATATGAAACAATCTGATTTTATTATAGCAGGTGCAGAACGTGGCTATACTCAAGATGAAATCCGAACGAAGATAAAAGATTTTCGTAACGCAGGATATTCTTTTGATGATGACGAAAAACCACAGTTTACACCTAATGCTATTTTAAATACAGATGTTAGAGAAACTATGTCTGACGAAGAAGTGTCAGCATATAACAATACAACTACTTCATTAGAGGAAGCACAATCGACCCTATATGCATTTGAAGGTGCAAAGCGTGGCGATTCAATGGACTCAATAAATCGTGGCACTAATGGTAATCTATACGATGACCTTATACGCCTAGAGGAGGGTATTCCAGATGATCAAGATATCGATTATGAAGGAGTTCTTGCTAAACGAAAGAGTGAGTTTACCGAGGAAGATGATAGTTATTTTGTTAGCAATGCAGATCGTTATGCAAACGCTGTACCGCAGGATGCTCCAAAAGTTACGAAACCAGAGTTAGCACCATTTGATATTAGTTTACCTTTGCGTCCTATTCGTGGTTACTACGAAGATGTAATGGCAGGTAAGTTAGGTAGAGATTTAGAATATAATCCTATTACTGGTTCAGTAGTAAAAGGTAGTGGTGATATTAGTGGCAACTATAGATATGGTTTATATAACATTGCAACAGATCAACGTATTGCATTTGCGGCTACTCGTGGTGACAAAGAAGAAGTAGCTAACCTAATAAGGCAAAAAGCAGAGGTGCAACAAGCTATTGGTTCAGCTTTTGACTATAGTGACAGATCATATTTTAGCCCTAAAAGAGCATTTTTAACAGCAACACAGTCAGCACCATTAATGTTAGAGCAAGGCTTGATAGCCGCTCCATTTGCCGTTGGGTCTATTGCAACAACTATTGGTAGTGGTGGTACTGGTACAGCCGCAGGTGCAGTTATTGCCAATGCGGGTCGAGCTGTAAACATTGCATACCTACAGCAACAAGGTGCAGGGACAATGCTTGAGGCTTACTTATCTGACAAAGATGTAGCAAATATGTCGGACGAAGAGTTTCAACGTGCTACCGCTATAGCAAACACAGCAGGTGTACCGTATGCGTTAATAGAACGATTAGTAAATTTACCTAGCATTGGTAAGTTAAATTTTGGCGGTATAACTGGTGCGGGTGTAAACAAACGCCTTACTAACTTTGTAATGAACAAACTAATGACCGACAAAGCTGTTGGCAATGCTGTTCGTAAAGGTTCGTTTATATTAGCGTATCGTACTCTTGGCGAAACTGTAGAGGAAGGCTTGCAACAAATTGTACAAGAATCTACTGGCATGACACTAGAGCAGTCTGATGAAGCTCGTAGCCTTATTGCAGATATTGGTGCAGGGTTAAAAGACCAAGCAAACATAGAAACTATTGCCGAGCTATCTAAGGGTGGTGCTGAAGCTATGGTTGAGGCATTACCATCAGTAGCAGTTAGTATGGGGTTACCGTCTGTAATCGAAACAGTACAAACTGATGAGTTTAAAGCGGCTGTGCAAGAAGTACAGATGAACAGAGCCGCACTAGAAAAAGACCCTGTTAAGAGACGAGACAACATAAACAAAGAACTCAAAAATCAGGGTGTACCAGAGGAGATAGCCTTAGACCTCGCAGAACAGGCTGTATTAGCTCAAACGCCCGAAGAGATACAAGATGTCATCTCTAAGGCGAATGACGCTGTAAACGAATTCTCGCAAGCTGAGGAGACTGATATACAGGTGTTTACGACAGAAGACTGGACTGTAGCCCGTGAAACAATGTCAGATGAGGATTTAGACAACTTTATAGGCAACCACCCAGAGATTCGTGACGATTTTGTAGCAGGTGTAAATGGTGATGTAAAAGCACAAGAACGATACAATGCTTGGGCTAAGAACAATCGTGACACAGAATACCTAGATTTTTTAATACGCAACAAAAGACGTGACCCTAAGTTCAATGCTAGACAGGATGATTTTGCTGTGCTAACACCCAAAGTAGTTAATGACTTGCTTAACACAGACAAATACGATGCCAAGATTAAGAAGTATCAACGTGAAGGCGAGTCACTAGCCGAGACTAAAAGCCGTGTATTAAGCCAACTTCGAAACAAAAAAGCAAAAAACATTGCTGACCAAGTGGTTCGCATTAAGTCTGCACTATCTCGTATAGCACCAAATGTTACTATAAAAACATACGCCACTACTGAAGAGTACAACTCTGCTACTGGCAAAGAGGGTGGTGGGTTTTACGAAAAAGGCGTTATACATATTAACGAAGAGCTAGCGTCCGAAACTACTATAGCACACGAAGCATTTCACGCATTGTTAGAAAACATACTTACTGAAGGCACATATAACGATCAGATTAATCGTATGTTTGATGTAGTATTAAGTCGTGGCGATACAGAGATTGTTGAAAGACTACAAAGGTTTATGGCGTTATACCCAGACTACTCTGAAGTAGCACAAAAAGAAGAGGCTATGGCAGAGTTAGCAGGTATTATGGCTACATCGTACACATCATTGCCGTCTATACGCACATCTATATATGAGTTTTTAAACAAGATACTAAGTGTAGCAGGCATTAAATTAGCTAATGATGAGACAGAGGTTATAGGATTCTTGCGTTCTGTAGAGCGTGGTTTTTCTACAGGCACAGTAATTACCGAACAACAAGTAGAAGCTGTAGGAACACCTACCTTAGAAGAAATACAAGAACAAGATGTAGGTGGCGTAGAACAGCGTAGAGATTTAGATAAAGAAGCCAAGTCTGTAAAACCAGTTAAAGGTAAAGAACCAAAGAAAACTGTAAAAGCCTACAAGTTATTTAGATTAGGAAAAGACGGTAAGTTGTATCCGTTATTTGTACGGGCTAATGAAGTTATACCAGAAGGCGAATGGATTGAAGCCAAGATGGGTACATTGACTGAAGACGGCAGAATCAAAGCAGAACGTGGTCTTAAAACTGTTGCGGCTCGTGGTGGTTTTCATGCAGGCGATTATGTGTCTGCTACTCATATTGGTGGTAAAGGTATTGTAGGTAGCAAGAAAAAGAGTAACCAAGCTAACTATAGAAAGCCAGATCAAGTGTGGGCAGAAGTAGAGTTTGCTGATGATGTAGACTGGCAAACCGAAGCAAACAATAGAGCTAAAAGAAATAAAGATGGTTCTGTTAATGTTCGTACTGCACATATTACAGATCGAGTGCCTAATGGTGGGTATTATCGCTATAAGACTAATCCTAATATGAAGGGTAATTGGCTTATAGGTGGCGATATGAAGGTGGTAAAAAGACTATCACTAGAAGAACGCAAAGAAATAATGACTGAAACAGATATATTTGATCTGCCAGACCTAGACGAATTAGTACGCAAAGAAAACCTATCACTTAATGATTTAAGCAAAACAGCTCAGAATGAACTAAAAAAGTTTTATCCAGAACTATACAAACAAATGAGCGAAAACCCAGATCGTGCAATGGGTGGTGTAGAGCAAAGACAAATACAACTTAATACTGCACATGATTTATTTAATTATCTTACAGAAGAAGAAATTGTAAGTGCTAACCAAAAATTAATTGACAATATTGTAACATATTGGGAAGCGTTACCAACAGTTGAAGAAACTGCGGCTGTTGCAGAAGCAGGTATAGCTAAAAAAGGATGGTATAAAGATAGTGCTAGAGCTATTGCTACCTTGTTTGGTAATGACGCACCTAGATTTGCCGCTTTACTAGCCGCCACATCACCTCAGACTAGTGTAGAAAGTAATTTACTTAATACTTTAAACATATGGAAAAACTGGACGCAAGCAGGTAGACCCACAGATCGTGAAGAAATACTAGATATTATGGGTGAAAGCGTTGAGGGTGAGCGTGGTCGTGACTCTATACTTGGTGCTTGGATTAACAATAGTGTTCGTGCATTAAGCCATGATTACTCTACGGGCGAGTTGCAAATATCTGGTGCTAAAGTAAATAGTTTTATGCGTAACCTTATGGATGAGGTTGATGCTGTTACGCTTGATACATGGATGGCTCGTATTGCTTTAGTAGAACAGGCTTCATTTGGTGAAAGAAAACTAGTAGCAATGAAAGATGCTGTTGGTGGAGTAGGCATTGGCGGTGCAGGTTATGTAGCATATACAGCTAAAATTAGAGAGGTAGCAGATTATTTAAGCAGAATTAGTGGAGAAGAATGGACACCTTCTGAAGTACAAGAAACAGTATGGAGTTGGGCTAAAATACTACTAGAAAAAGCAAAGGCTACTTCAACTACAGAACGTCAAGTATTAGAGGCACAAGATATTAGTGATGCAGATATTGCAGATACTGTTGACTTTGGAAAGTTAATAGCTGAAGATACAAACTTATCAAAAATATTAGAAGAGGCAGGTTATGGAGATCAACTTGAAATCATTAAAGACTCAATTAGCGAAACAGTTAGCGAAACCGAGCGAACAGAACAATTCTCTCGTGGAGAAGCAGGTTCGATTGCTGAAGAAACTAGAAGAGAATACCTTTACAGAGCCGCAGATAGATTAACTCGCAGTCGTAGTAAAGAGCAAAGAACCGAAGATGAAGCAGATTTTGATGCTATCTTTGGAGAAGAAATAAACTTTGATTTTTCTAATGCAGGAATCGATAACATTATCGAAGCTCTTGGATTAGACGAACGCACACCTTCTGAAAGAATAGGTCTATTAGAAGCCACTAAAGCGGCTTTGCAAACTTATGGCACACTAAATGGTGAATTTGATAAAAATTATTTTTTAAAAAATATGTATCAAATAGCTATTGAAAGTTTAGCTAATGGAAGCCAAGACATTGTAACGCATTCGGTTGGTTTTCAAGTAGCTATAAGTATTTTACAAAAGGAAATACAAGATCTAGACGTATCCATTAACGGTGCATATGCTAGAGGACATACAGATATTGCTATGGACTTAGAGGCAACAAGAGATTCTGCCGCTAATATTATGAATCAAATAATATCAGCATACACAGTAGCAGGTGCAGAGGCAGGTCGTGCTTTAGCTTATAGACGTTGGCAGGGAAGAACAAAAGATTTACAATATTATTTAATACACGCTATTCGTGCTAATGGTGGTGCTTTGGAAAAAGAAGATTTAGATTTTATTGTTAATACATTTAATGAAATGCAGGAAACAGAAGATGAAATAGAATCTACTGTTATTGATACATCTGATGATATAAGAGTTGGTTCAGATATAGCTGATGCAGTTATAGAAGACTATGAAGAAAAAGCCACTAAGAAAAATGCATTCTTTAAAAAGCGTGTTGCTGATACAGAAGCATTAATAAACAAAGGCTTAAATAAAATAAAGATTGTGTTTAGAGCTAAGTTTGGTGGCAAAGAACAACGCATACCTGCAAGTGGATTTAGAGGCGGTGTTATTGACACAGAAAACTACGAGGGCAGAGAAGAACAACTTATAGCCAGACTTGCTGAAGTGTTTGTAAACAGAGCCGTAGAGGAAGGTCGCAAAGTATCTCCAGAAGAAATATACAAACAAATACAAGATACGTTAGTTGTTGATAAGAAGGAGTTTACAATAGATCAGATTAAAATGGCTATTGCTAACAACACATTGCCATCATTTGATTTAAAGAAACAGTATGTTGCATTCATGGCTTTACTTAAAATTGCGGCAAATGCAGACACAAAGGTAAATGAACTAGCGGCTAAGTTGTTTGATATAGAAAAAGAAACTCGTGCAAACCCCAAGAATGTAAAAGAGTTTTTGGCAGAGCTAGACAAACTAGAAGAAGCATTAGAGGGATTAGCTAATACACTTAACACTATATACGATGATGAAACAGTAGGCAAGATTCGTGAGAAGATTGAGAATCTTAGAACAGCCGCTCATCAAGTAGGCAATCCTAAGAGCAGTAAAAAGGCTAGATCAGAAGCAGTAACAAAAGCACAAGAAGAACTAGCTGAGTTACGAGCTATACAGAAACTAGAAAAACAAATTGCTGAGTTAGAAGAACGATTAAAAAATAATGACTTTACATCTATACTAAATAAGAAAAAGAGAACAAAGAAAACTGAAAAAGTATTAGAGCTAGAAAGAAAGCTCAATGCACTTCGTGTAAGACTTAGGTCAAAAATCAGACGGTTAGAAGAAACCAAAGAAGAAAATGAATTATTTAAAATACCTGTTGGTGGTAGAAAAATACAAATATACAAATACCACTTAGCAGATATTATTGGTTTTCCACGACTCGCTTTAACTATGGCTGATATGTCTGCTGTTGCTAGACAAGGTTTGTTCTTATCTGCTCGTCATCCATTTATAGCAAGCAAAGTATTTAAAGATGCGTTTATGACTTTTTTCAAAGAAACAACATCAGAAGAAGTAGATATATATGTACGCAAACGGGCTGAAGATTACAACCTAGAAGAATACGGTTTGTTTATAAGAGATATTGATGGTGGTTTAATACAGGGCGAAGAAGCATTTACATCTAGGCTAGGTGATAAAATACCTGTATTTAAAACAATCCGAAGAATGTCAGAACGTCATATGGTAAACTATCTTAATATGCTAGGTGTTGAAATAATGATAGACCTTATGGAACGTAATCCAGATTTACGAAGCAATGAAAAAGCAATGGAGGCTTGGGCTAACTTTGTAAATATTGGGCTAGGTCGTGGCGATCTTGGTAAATTTGCAGGTGCGGCTGACCAGTTATCTTTAGTGTTCTTTTCACCTAGATTTACAATGTCACGAATTCAGATGGCTCCTAAGTCGATTAAAGTATTTAAAGAGCATCCAGAGCTACGAACAGAGGTAATGACCACATGGCTTTCGTTCTTGGGTGCAGGTATGACTGTACTTACCCTTGCGGCACTAGCGGGTGCAGAGGTGGGTGATGACCCAGAAGATTCTGACTTTGGTAAGATAGTCATAGGTGACAGACGTTGGGATATATGGGCAGGTTTTCAACAGCCATTTAGATTACTAGCACAAGCTATCAAGAAGGGGGCTGTGCCAGATGACGATATTGACTTATGGAGGGCAGGCTCAAACTTTGTTAAGTGGAAGCTGTCACCACCATTCGGTATCTTCCATGAGTTTGTATATGGAGAAGATTGGGTTACAGGACAAGATATAGGTAAAGGCGAAGCCGCACTTCAGTCTTTGACACCTATCTTATTTCAGACAGCAATAGAAGCACATAAGCAAGAATTAACATTATTTGAAGGTGCAACACTAACAATACCAGAGTTCTTCGGGGTATCTTCGGGGGTTTACGAGAAGAAGAATAAGAAAAGTAAATCAAGTTATTTTTAAAGAAAATACTTGACAAAGATATTAATATATATATAACACAATGAACGGAGGTTGAAAGATGTTTCAAGCAAAGCAATTTAAAAAAGATGGGACTGCTATCCAAGTTGGCGGGTTAAGCACTACTGATGCTAAGATTACTGCGGCTAATACAGGATTACAGTTTGACGCTAATAATGACCGTATTGTAGAGATTCAAGACTACAGCGGAGCGGTTGTGTGGTTTGCAATCAAGGCAACAAACGATATTACTAACCCATCTGCGGCTAATGGAAATGCTTGTATCCCACCCTATGGTATTACTCGTCCATTTGTACTTAAAGCAGGGCAGTATATCGAAGCAAGTGGTACAGTAAACATTAGAGCATTAGATATTCAAGAGGTATAAAATGTCTCAATGGCTGAATTTGTCTTTAGGTGTTAACTCACTCTATAAAGCCCCAGAAGATAAACTCTCAGACCTAAACCCTTACGCAGTTTACGGATCGACTGACTTAATGGGTACTGGTGGAGATATTGTAAAACTTAAACGAGCTAGTGATAATGCGGAGCAAAACTTTACAGAAGCGGAGCTTTGGGGTTCTGCATATGATACATTTGCTAGTGGCACTACTACTACTGTAACAATGCTATACGATCAAGTAGCAGGTGCAGGTGCTTCATCTAACACTCACCTACAGCAGACCAATGCCGCAACTCAACCTACAAGAAATTCATCTTCAGTTAAATCATTTGGATTTGATAGAAAGTTTTTGTATAGTAACGATATATCAACTATAAGCGATAGACCAGATTTTGATGGTGATATAACGCTAGCATCTAGGCTTAGGTCTAATGAAACAAGTAATACAACCTATGCAAACCCACTATTTACTTATTATCAAGCGGATAATGCGGGGTCATTAAATTTTGTTCCTGTTCACTCAGCACCACACAGACAGTTAGTAAGTCAACATTTTTCAGGTAATGAGACTTTTAAGGCAGATGACTTTGGTAGTTCTGCCAAAAGTGCATTTGTATCTGCAGGCTCAACTCCCAATCCACCGATTGCTAGATCAGTTTTATCTGTTCACACAAGTCAAACAGATAGAGAAATAAAAGTACAAGGTGTTGATGCGGTTAATAATACTGATGACTGCGGTACAATTTCTGAAGGTACTATTACTAAGTTTGGCATTGGTGGGTGGCAAGTTGCTTCAGTATGGCAAGATGCACAACAAGATTTTAATTTATCTTGCTCAGTTATATTTGACAGAGCTTTAAGCTCAGATGATCAAGCAACACTTTTAAGTATATTAGATGGGTTAAGCGTATGATTGGTAAATTCTTAGTATATACAGAAGAATCAAATGCTTGGGCAAAAGCCGAAGAAGAAGGTCGTTCACAGTTACCACAGGGTTGGAGTGGAGATAATGTAACTAAATATGTTACTGTACCGCAAGGAACTGATGCAGAAACATATGCATTAGAAGTTTCAGATTATACAACACTCACCCAATCAGAATTAGATGCTATTCAAACAGATGTTTTGTTTAGATGGGAATTAGATGATTGAGGATGGTCAGAAGGTTATCATTGAGGGCTACATCACTTCCACCGAAAGTAGCGGTGAGAAGGTTAAGGTAGAACGGTCTGATGATATATACTCTGGCAAAGAAACAGTAACCGAATCTATAAACTCTGGTGCTATCGAAGTATCAGCGGAGATCGCAAAGGAAACTGTACTCAGCACAGCAATCGCACAGGCTCAAAGTATTGGTGCATCGGGCGTTATCGCACTCAGCTCTGCTACATACTTTCAAGCAGACGCAATCGTAGAAAACTCATCACAGATTATACAAGAAGCCGCACCTATGATACAGGAGCTAAACACTACAGGCACAATCACACCACCCGAAGGCTCTAAGTATTCTGGTCAAGAGATACCCAAGACCACATCGTTTATGGGCATCAAGGTGGGCGAAGGTAAAACACAGGTAAGTCCAGAAGTACAAGCATTGCAAGACGCATTTATTAAAGGTTCAGTACCTAATAATTTTGGTGCGGATGAAGAGGAAGGTAGTGCTATATGATTTATATAAAGATTATTATGGAGCAGATACAGGATAACTTGCTTGCGGCAGGTGTGGCTACACTCGGCATACTAGCAACTATCTCTATGTTTCTACCTAAAAACAACAGATTCAGAAAGTTTATTAGATGGGTAACCAAGAGGAAGTAGGATGCGAAAATTATTATCGAGTATAGCTTTGATGTTGGGTATAGGTATTTCAGCCTATGCGGATTACGAATACGATTTGACTGCGAACCTATTAGAAGGAAACTACTTCTTTGAAGAGCAGGAAAAGTTTCACTACGATGTGTTTCGTATATATGCTGAGGGTGAGGCTACTGTAACCTTCGACAACTACGATGCAGACCTGTTCTCGTACCAAGATGAAACAAACTACAACGACCCCTACCTGTACCTGTACTCCATAGAGAATCGTGTGTTCGATGGCACGTCTGGATTTGCTGAGGTCTACACATTACAGGCATCAGATGATGATGGTAACGAAGAGTTAGAGGAAGGATTATTCTTTTACCTAGCGGACGTTGAGTTTTCTAACGAGCTAGTAGCGGTTATTACAAGCTACGACCCAGAGTCTGTAGGCACAGTTGATTTTAAAATATATAGCGATGCACCTTTGACTGTTGTACCCGAACCCGCAACTTTGTTTTTGGTTGGGTTAGCAGGTGGTGCATTAATCCTAACTAGGAAGCGATAATGAAAGTAGATGGAAATTTTAGCGTAAAAGAAAAAGAGTGGGTGTCTACTGCATCTAAATACATAGATAGTAAACATCTACCTGTTCTTGGACAGATACTCAAGGTAGTAGACACAACTTCATTGATGATTGGTCGTGCTTTATTCGTGGCTATTGTTCTAGCAGGCGTAGCGATGTTAAGTGGGAGATTGTTTAAATGAAGAAGAAGAGCAGAGTAAACGAAGCGGGAAACTATACCAAACCTACCATGCGTAAAACATTGTTCAACCGTATCAAGGCGGGTACGAAAGGTGGCAAGGCAGGACAATGGTCAGCAAGAAAAGCACAAATGCTAGCTCGTATGTATAAATCTAAAGGCGGGGGATACACTTCTTGAAGGCACCGCAGACAGCGTTAAACAAATGGACAAAGCAGAAGTGGCGTACCAAGTCTGGTAAGAAGTCATCTGTTACAGGAGAACGCTATCTACCAGAGGCGGCTATCAAAGCACTCACACCACAGGAGTATGCCTCAACTACACGAGCTAAACGCAAAGGAACTAAAAAGGGCAAACAATTTGTAAAACAACCAAAGGGTATCGCAAAGAAAACAGCGAGGTATAGATAATGGCTAAGAAAGAAAAATCAAAAAAACAAGTATCTAAAGAATATAAGGAAAGAAATGATCGTGAGGAAGAACGCATAAAGGCTAGAAAGAAAAGGGAAGCCGAGCGTAGACAACGTGAAAAGGGCGAAAGCAATATGCCGTCTAAGATGGAAGATATGGATGAAGGAACAAAGCGTTATCTAGAAGCAGTTTATCGTAAAGCGGCTAAGGATAAAGGTGCTTACGGCATGGCTGATACTCTTATTAATAAAGATAAAAAGAAAAAGAAGAAATCTAAAACTGTGATGGGAAAAGCTAAATGAGTGTAGAATTATTGGCAATGTTGGGTGGTAGCCTTAGTGGCTTCGTGATGAAACTAATTGCGGCACAAGCACAATCGCAGACTGCAATGGTTGAGAATATGATTAAGAAACAAGGTGTCGCTGATGACTCTGCTGATCGTGCGGCTAGTCGTGATGGACAGGCGGGTGCTATCGTTCGTAGAACCATCGCCTTGTGTACTCTGTTCGCTGTGATTTTTGCACCATTTATGATGGCGTTTTTTAATGAGCCAGTAACTATCGAAGCAGGCAAAACTGGTGGTCTGTTTGGGTTTTTGTTTGGTAATGCATTTAGTAAAGGAAATGGTTGGATAGAACTTCAAGGATATGTGTTATTGCCAGAAGTCAGACAGACTATGCTAGCACTTGTTGGGTTCTACTTCGGATCATCGCAAGTAAAATAGATTTGCTATCTAAATTTTAGATGGTACCATCGTAGGTTAAAGGCTAAACCTGTGGGTCTGTTCATACCCATTCCTCTCGTGTGTGGTCAGCATGAGTAAAAGCCCTAAATTGACCACCTATTTATTAATCATTAAACGGAGGACGTATGTCTATGTATAAAATTGTCGACTGGAAAGGCAACGAAGCGGTAGTAGAATCAAATCAGTATAACAGAAATGAAGTATTAAAGTTGGCATGGGAAAAGAATCCCAACATAGACAGAACTGGTTCATTCCAAATATTAATGTTAAAGTCTTGACAATGAATTTATTTTTTATATATTGGTATTAAGATCGTTCAAGCATCGGCTCGGAAGTAGTACATAGTGTACGAAGGAACGCACTAACATTGGAGGTATTACAATGGAAGTGACTCTCAACTATCGAGGCTCGACTTACGTTAAAGTAATCAAGCTAGACAAATAAAAAAGGGGCGATTAGCCCCTCTTAGTTCGGTAATATGTCATTGGTTTTAGAAAGAGATTATCTCCTTTCTTTTTCTAATTGTCTTTGTAAATTAGCCATAGCTCTCCAAGCTACAGCCGCCCAATCACCTTCAAGCATATGACGCATCAGCGAGTCTAGCTCGTCTTGTGATTTACTCTTATCCCACCAGACCTTATCGCCATGGTGTTGTTTGCTACCCGCTACTGATTGCTTTGTTACCTCAACAATAGCATCGGGAAAGTATTTAATGAATCCAGTATAAACTGGTATATCTTTACGTTCTTGTGCATCTGTTGGTAGCATTAAAGACCATCCATCTCTCGCTCATCTATAGGCTCGATGCCTTCACAATAAACGGTATCATCTTCCTCTTCAACCATAGATATTTCGATTGGTTGCTCGAAAGCCCAACTCAATATTGTTGATGCTAATTCAACTGCATCCTCTGGTGTTTCTCCATCTGTCTTCATCTCAACAGATATATCACCTAGTGTAAATTTCATCCTCATTATAGACAAACCTTTCTAGCGTATCTCATTGCCCGCTTTACACTTTCAACTGTTATCTCTAACGTAAATGCTACCGTTTCAATATCGTATAACTTTACTAACTGCTCTATCATTACCGCTTTGCGTTTACTATATGCCATCTTTACTCCATACTCTGTTGTTTAGGTTAATTAAATCTATCATCTTTACTTGTGTTATTAAATCTTCTCTGCCTTTGCGGGTGTATCCTTTATACAGGGCATCACTAGACTTGGTTACCATATCCGTTAGGTCGCATTTCTTGTTAGCCATTGCGAGTAGGTCTTTGCGTTTGACGAGAATAAAGTCATCATCCCGCTCGAATGCAAGTATGTCAACACACGACACGAGCCAACCATCTCGTCCTTGTACGTTCTTATACTCAAGCCACACGATGGTCTCTTGCTCATCAACATCGGCTCTGCCAATTCTCTTTTTACTTTTAACATCGATGGTTCCGAAGTCGGTATAAAAATCAATGTGTTTGTATTGCTCTTTCGGTGTCGCTCTTCTCGCATTCGGGTCACGCAGTTTAACAAGTTCATAAAATTGCTCCTCTAGTTTTTGCCCTCTATCCCAACTCTGTTTAAAATCTCTGGCTCTCATTGATTACCACTCATAACGGCTATGGCTACAACCATTACGCATAAACCAACTAATACAATATCCCACTCAATCATTTAACCCTCCTTTTTAAATGCCATTCTATTTAATATGTTTGGACTATAACATAATTCCATAACAGTCTTATGTTTTTCATCTGGTATAAATGGATCAACTTCTTTTAACGAAGAGAAAAACGCTTTTGTCTCTTGGCTAAACCACATCTCTGTAGTTACTATGTTTATCTCACCACCAACGCACAACGATCTTATCATTCCGTTTGCAAAATCTTTGTCTAATAAATTTAATTCTGGTTGATCTGGAAAAGGCTCTGGGTTAAACATCCAATAATTTTTAATATAATTATCTGGCATTTGATCTTGTACGATACATCGAGCATCTGTCAGTAAGACCTTTATGTTGTTAGCATCTTTATTATTTAATATAAATTGATTTGCTTTTTGTGGATGAATCTCAATGCCTATAAAATTAGTGCTTGGGTATCGTTTGCTTCTGGCTGTAAGAAACCTTCCGTAACAAAAACCTATCTCAACTTCTAGTGGTCTGTCTGGAAAGTCAAAAACCTTTTTATATTCTATAGTTTTAAGCGTCATCAAACATCCATACTGTTACCATTATCAACATCACAACACATAGCATGAAACCAAGTTCAATCATTTTAAATACTCTGAATAATCTCTAATCATTAAACATATAATAACTACTAGAAATAGTATCATACTTAAATTAAACCAATAATCCTTATCCATTTATCATCTCCTGTATCATTTTATAATATGCTTCCCCGTAGTCAGAGCCGTCAGCGAGCGTGTTCTCGTGGAGTTCAGCTAGGGTTGATGTTGGTATCTTAAATTTTAACTTAGCCATTCGCATCAGATAATCGTATCGCTCTGGAAACTTGGCTTTGAACCACTCGGTGGCGTGTAGTACATCCTTGTGCCACCAATGCAGGTGAGAGTAAGAGGATAGTACCTTCATATTAGATGGGTCTAGTTCCATATTCTTGTGTGTTCCTACGTTCAGAACATGGCTTGCGTGGCAGTTGCTACCAGAAACTATTTGACCTGTGTATTGGCAAGTATAATTATCTCTCAACTTCACGCACAACTTAGCCTTTGCGACCAGTTTCTTTGTGTACCACGATCTGTTGTGGGGTAACTTTGCCATAAATAATGCCTAGTATGTAATAGGGCTAGGCTCTCCTTGAGGAATAACGGAAATAGGTGATTACATTTCACCAACGCTTATGCAAATTAAAAAGGTATATCGTCTAGCATTTCTTTAGACTCTGGCTCTGCCTCTTTTGTTGGCACAACCGAATCATTGAAGTATGCTTGTAGAGTCTTGTCAGCGTCATCCGCTTCTTGAATCTCATGCTTTGTAATATCTACTAACTCAAAGTTAGGATAGTAGAATCGCCCGATGTTCTCAGACCCTTCAGCTTTTATGTTAGCTGTTTCTGCATACTTAGCATCAATCCATCGATTGCAGGTTTTACCCTTGAGCTTCAGTTTAACAATATCACCAACACCGATGTCGGCAACAGGGTCTAGGAGCATAACATATACAATCTTGTAATAGTTAAGACCTTCTTCCTTCAACTCTGCTTTTAAGTCAGAGTATGTACCCTCTTTGAGAAGTTTAGAATCACCGCCCTTATAGGCATAGACCTTCAACTCATCTGTAGCATACTGAAACTCACTACTTGCTATACTACCTAGCTCTTCAGACCAACCCTCGACCGAGCTACGCTCATCAAGTTTGGCGAATCGAAATGCATCGCTAACAAACGTCTGCACTTTATTAATCCCATCCCATACTTTCCATTCTGCACGTTGAGCGTTCCACTCAATGTTACCTACAGATGGATTCTTAGCAAAAGACTTTTGCTCTACTGGTGCTGTTCTACTCATTTTATGTCCTCGTTGTTAATTACCAGACCTAACCAGTCTGTGTTTTTATTTTTACTTCTCCACTCATAGTACGGATCGAACTGACTATAGTCAATACCTTTTCTCGAACTTTTATAAGGAAATTTTACCTCCTTTTGGATCCCGTTCTCTCTGTAGATATATTTTATCAATGCCACTCCAAATGTTTAAAGGTTTGATAGTCTCCCATAAACTCCAGACTCGCAGTCGGGCTTATACCTTGTCGGTTCTTCTGGAACTTGGCAACGATGTGTGTGCCTTGAATGTCTAGATTCTGTTGTATCAGCTCACCGCTTACCCGTACACCCTCTGATGGTACCTCCATCAAGAACAATATAATATCTGCAAAGTTCTCTACATTCTTAGAGTACGCTACAGTATTAGAATCATTCGGGTGGGCAAGTAATACGATAGGTATTTTAAGATCATCACGCAAAGCCTTGAGCCTACGGATGAAGTGATCATACATAACAGTCTTGCTGTCGAACCTTTCGCCCCCGTCATTAATACAGAGTAGGTTATCTATGAAAATAATGTCTGCCCCATCCTTCGCCTCGGCTACCGCCCAAGCTCTGATCTCATCTATACTCATACCTTTATCACGAATGCGTAACTCCAAGCACTTTACTTGATCATTGGCTAGAGTTGCTTTCACCTTCTCATCTTCGGTTACCCGACCTCTGGCTCTCATCCTGTATGTGTTTACCTGCCCCTTCTGTGCTATGAATCTTGGCATCAACTCGGATGACAACATTTCAAGTGAGGCTAGTGGTGCTTTCAGTTTAGTTTCGTGCAGGTGTAGCATCCATTGTAACATCAATGCGGTCTTACCTGTAGAGCGTGGTGCGTGTAGAATCATAAGCTCAGTAGATAGTCTACCCAAATGGTTTGTCCACTCTGGACACCACCAAGGGCAATGCCCCACCTTACCATCTATACAGTCTTGTATAAACTTCTCGCCTAGTACATGAAGCGGTTCATCTTTCTGTACCTCCACGTTCATACCGATTAAACGGCTGAGAACTTCGTCTGAGGCACTTTCTCCATCGTAGGCTAACCTTATACCATCTTCTAATATTTTTATCTCAGAACGCAATTTAGCCGTTCTCTTCACTTCTTTAGCATAGTGCGTTGAGTAGGCTGATACACCTACTAAATCTTGTAGTGATAATAATCTGTCAAATCCGCCTACCGATTCTAGCTTGTTACGCTTCTCTAACTCGCTTCCTATCATAACGGCATCGATAGCAGGATTCTCGATATACATATCTAATAGTACCTGCCATAAGATTTGATTCTTCCTATCGTAGAAGTCTTCTGGTTTTACATCTAGCTTGCCGATGCGTGAGGGGTCTAACAAACACGACCCCAACACGCCCTCCTCACTTTCCATATGAAATGGCATATTCCTCATAGTTCAACTGCCTTCCTTTCCTCTTGTTTAATTATCTCATCTTCCCACATACGATTCGTAGGGTTTATCCAACCTTGAAAATCCTTGCGGTACTTATACTCTCTTGCATCTATGTATGCAGGTATGGCTTTCGTTATCGCAATCTTATCTTCATACGACAGCTTCTTCCAATACCTCATAGCTGTTTGCTTGTTGCCCTTACGTCCATACTGAATCCAGACAGTCTCAAATAAGTTATCTGTTTCTGTATCTGGTTTAGTATATGGTATAGGTTGCTCAGTTCTTGACTCTCGAATGTTTATTTCTGAACATTGGATTCTGTCAGATAGAGCATACCACTTGGTCTGATCGTAGCCTATAGCATTGAAGTTGCCAGACTCGATTAATCCCTCTGCCTCCATATCTCTCAACAGTCGACTGATCTTCTGTCGTGACCAATATGGATAATGGTGGCTCATATCAGATGCGGATTGGTACATCCACACCTTGTTGTTGTGCTGATGGGTAGTCTTATCTTTGTTCTGATTACACCAAAAGCGAATGTGCTGTAGGAGCAGGGATTTCTCAACCCCATACTCCACAGCCTCCTGCACGTTAAATGCATGGCATTCTCTATTCATTTATTCCTCCGTATCGTATTGAAACACATACCCTCTAGCGTGAGGATACCTACCTCGTAAGTTTCCTATAATATGACAGCGGTCTATGCCTGTCAATCTACTTGCTTCGGATATTGAGTTAAAGGTAGCACCCACCGCTAAAAGTGGGGCTTCCTGTTCTGGATGAGTAGTACCTATCTTGTCTGTTATTATTACACGACAGCTCTTGCCTTGTCTTGTAGCAATCATATGCACTCATCCTCTCTGTACTTGACACCTAACATATCTAGCCCACGCTTAACTAAGCATACGCCTTGATAGTTGGATTCAATGTCATCAGCTTCGACCACGCTACAACTGTAGCCCTGCTTGGCTTTAGACCCAAACGCAACCACCATAGCTAATGTAGGCTTGTCATCTGTACTGGCGTTCTTAGCATAAAAGCTAGCCTGTATTTTATGATGTGGCTTAACTTGCTTGCTAGATTTCCAGTCAACAATAGCTAGATGTCTTACACCTTTGTAGTCAACATAACCTAGCCAATCGTACTGACCAGTCACATTGATGTTAGTGTCACGAACACGAATCTCTGTTTCGATTGTCTCTGGTTGAAACTTGTCGACCCAATGACCTAGACCATCTGGCAAATGCTCTCCGCTATCATCCTCACCAAGTAAGAACTTCTCGATAGCATCGTGCATAGCTGTGCCGTTTGTCTGTGCATCGCTTATTGCTCGAACATAATCTTGGTGTGTGCCACCTTGATCGAAAGCCCACTTGATTATGCCGTCAAACCCTCCACCTAAGTTGAGATAGTTTAACAAGGATGAGATGCGTAAATATCTAGCACCAATACTAGGTGAGAATACATCTTCATCTTCAACCTCGATAGCAACACGAACGCTACCCAGAATACCTTTGTGTTCTGTGTTCCAACTGTCACCATTGTCGGGGGTGTATGCATAACGCACCACCTCACCGACCTTAGCTTTGACGGCTAGCTCTTGGTTACTGCCCTTGTGTCCACCTCTGGATTTAGGAACATAACCAATCTTAACATCCTTATACATAATCTTAACTGCGTTAGGATCGTATGGGTTGTCTGGCTCTGGAACAAACTGAACCGCACCAGTCGGGCGTAACTCTCGGAGGAGGTGATTCCTCTCCCCCTCTTTGAGTATGCCTGCTGTTGAGAACTCTATCATAGATGTGACCCCCACTTCTCATCGGTGGTTAACATCTCTGCATTAGCTTGCTCTTGTGTCATGTGTTCATCTTGCAATACATTGACGATAAAATCTGCGATACGCATCGCTTGCTCATCATCATATGCTAGACCACTTATGTTGAAGTAGCCGTCCTTTCGTTCTATTTCTAATGGCATATTGCCTCCTTCATTGTTAATAAAATTGGTGTGGGAATAGTATGTGTCAAACGTGGGAAGGGTGTCGTTTTCAACCCTTCAGAAAATGGGCGAGGGAGCCACCCCCGCATTAGGCTATAGTTTATCTTCAGCGTCAATCTTTGACAGATCAAGAGCATAGTCTTTCTCTTCGTCTTCACCCCAATACCAATCTGGGGGGTCTACGGGTAACTGTGGAATCATTTCCATGATTTTTTATCTCCGTCTTTGTATTCGCTAATAATCTCATAGTCTGTGTTGCCATAGCTTTTATCAACTTCAGTAGCTGAACTGATAATATCATATGGATTACGACCATTCGCAACGAACTCATTGTAGTCCTTCTCTGAGAGAGTGACCTCGTGAGTCTCCGTTACTTCTTCATATATAATACATTTCACATGATGCTTCATTTTAGATACCTTTCGCATTTTGACCAATAATAATCGGTAGCACTTGGTCTGTCGAACAAACCACGATAGCCACCATTCCATAACCTACAGTAGATTTCATAGGTTGGCTTTTCACCTGTACGCTGTTCATAACGCTTGCCGTAGTAGGTGAGCCATAGCTTGGCAATCTTCATACTAGCCTGCCTGTCATATCTATCCATCGATAAAAACTTCTTACGATAGATACGATTTACATCTTCAATAACTGGCATTTGAATCTGAAGACAGCCGATACTTGCACCGCTGTCACCTACCGCTTGATCGGGGTAGATTTCTCCACCCGTCTCAACAGCGATAAGCACAGCCAATAGTATTGACCAATCAATCATGAGTTGACGTTCACAGCTAAGTTGCCACCACTCAAGCGATTTCTTCGCTTCAAGTAATTATCACTAACCTCATGCTTAACAAACCTATTTTCATATTGCTTGCTAGGACTGAACACATCTTGACAAACAAATGTGCAGGTTACATCATCACGATATGAGCTGACCCATCCATCACTATGTTGAAACCATATCTGCCAATTATCACCATCTTCTGGTTCATGACAAGTAATCTCAAACAGCTTGAAATGATGATCTTTCCATTTCATCGTGTTTCCGCTTGAGTAGGCGAGTGTGTGAGGATTCTTAAAGAATGCCTCAAATGGAGTATTACCCCATCCCCAACCTTGATAGCTTGTTACTGCATACTTGACGTATTTTTTTTCCATACTATTCCTCTCTCGAATGCTTTTTGAGGAGTTGCGACCTCGACAGCATCACTATAATACTGCCCTGCATTAAGGGGTTTTTACACCCCCCGCTCTGCTTTATATGAATCAAGAAATCTATCGGTGAGAACTTCGTCTACATCAGTAAGAATACCAATAGTTTTTAGAACCCTCAGTACCGCAGAGTACCTGCCTCTAGCATCTCCATAATCTAGGTGATCTACCTTCGACCATGTCGTGCCATCTTTTCTACAGGCTTTCTCGTGCTTTACCCAAGCATTGTAATCATTACGAGCATCGAATAATTCATCAGCGAGTGATTCCAATATTTTTGTGTCCATTTTGTTATTCCTCTCATAGTTGCTGTGCTTTTTGCGGAGTTGCGACCGCGACAGTATAATTATAATACTGCCCTGCATTAAGGGGCAAAAGCCCCCCGCTCTGCATTAGATTGAAACTGCAAGCTCACGCTCAATGATACGACCTTGAGCAATGGTAGCCTTGACCCGATCACTATCACCCAAGATGTTAAGCACCTTGTGTTTAGTACGATGACCCGCACCGACCATTGATGTCTTGACTTGTGATTCTGCACTACGCTTAGAGTCTGCATACCCATGAGTATGGAACTCAGTAAAGGCATTGAACATATCGTAGCGAGTCTCACCCTTGTTACCCATACCAGAACGGTACAAGCCATGAATGTGATTCGCTAGATTAGTACCACGACCAGAAACTGAGTTATGGTAGCCTAGACTAAACAATCGTGCATCGTCATCATTCATCGGAGTGTTCATCAAGCGTTCGCATTGCTTGATAAATTCACTACGAGAATCGAACATCTCTGCCATTGCTTCGATCATGCCGTTGAACTTCCAACGAGCCGATTTGGTTTTACGAATTGTCATTCTGACAAGATCGTTTTTACCTTTTGCTTTAGTGGCAAAGAACTGATTCATGCAAGTAAGACGAGTGAGTGTATCACCAAACGTAGTAGAGCATGAACCATCATGGCTAGACCACATAGTTAGGTAACCCTTGAAGGCATCACCATTGATTGAAAAATCAGAGTGATTACCTACATCAGCCTGTATAAATACACGACCGCCACCATCTGTCATACCCATGTTAGCTATCGTAAAATCGTGACCCTCAAGAGAGTTGCACAATCCCTCGAATAGCTGAGTATTCTGAATGATTTCGTAGCCTGTGCCGACCGTGCCGATCTGCTTACCATTGTCCTCACGAACCATAGCAAGCTCTTTGGCTTCGATCAAAGTAAGACCCAGATTATCAGCATATGCCGATTCATCTTGGCGAGCAGGAGCATGAAAAAACTGCTTCCGTTTCGCAACTTTCCAATCGAGGATTGAACCCTCGAATGAAGTGGTGTTGCCTTTTTGCGAGTACTGCGTCAACTGACTAGCATTAACATTTGTTGCATTCATATTACTATTCCTCTCATTGTATCGCTGTGCTTCTGAGGAGTTGCGACCTCGACAACCGAACAATTCGATTGACCTGCATTAAGGGGCGAATGCCCCCCGCTCTGCATTATGATTTATTATATTTACGCTTTTTTAATCCGAATGAGTTTTTGCAAACAATACGTTGATGGGTATGAACTTGCCATACCTTTGGCTCTTCCTTAATAACTCCTTTATCATCACGATAGTATTTCGTTTCAAACATTGTAATTCCTCTCATTGATTCGCTGTGCTTTTGAGGGGTTGCGACCTCGTAAGTTGAACTATTCAACCTACCCGCATTAAGGGCTATGAAGCCCTCGCTCTGCATTAGATTATTTGGAGAGTTTGTTTGACTCCGTCACTACTCCAATAATCATTCCATTTTTCACGATCATCCCATGAACAATGCCACGTTATATCAAGACCCTCTTTTTCAAGAAGCAATGAGATAAACGGGCGTATCTCACCATCCTGCGTTCTGGTTGGTTTGATATCAAACTTGGAGCATAAAGTAAGCATATAGCCCCATTTGCAATCGACATAACTGTGTCTAATCATACATGATTCTAATCTATCACTCATAATAATTCCTCTCATTGTCACTCTGCATTCATTCGGGGTTGTGACCGTCAAGACTCACACAATATGAGCCTGCCTGCATTACAATGAGAGAGGAGGCGAACCCGCTGTAGTAAGGATGTTAACCCGTTGAAGTCTTCGCCATTACGAAGCGGTTTTGTAAGTAACCCGCTAAGGATATGATCTCGTCTCGCTTGCCATATCATCGCCATTGTCGTTGGTCTACCGTCACAGTTTCAGCCGTTGTCGCATGGAGCCTGTTAGCATTCCCATCGCCTCCCGAAGGATGCCTGCCGTTACCCACTCAGCTCGTAAGTGCATTGACGTGTATTTGAGTTGCCCGCCATCTGCAACCGCCCGACTCGCACCATCTCGGACTCGCTCTCTTAATTGTTACAAGGCATAGCCTATCACAACCTGTGAAAGACTGCAAGCCTTTTTTTCACATCTTTTTTCAGTTGATATTTGGGGGGTTCAGATTTACCTTGAACATATGAAATATAAAGATGCCAAAACCCTATATGATGAGATCAAATCAGCAGACAATAAAGAACTCTACGCTATATGCACAGAGATAATCAACACTACACGAAAACAAGAGAAACAAATCGAAAAAAACAAGACAAAATCGAATGTTTTAACCACCGCCATCGACTTCAACGATCAATCCCTAACACGCACGCACACGTTGCAAAATTTATACCAAATGATGCTTGACGGGAACGCCACAGCGGGGAAATACTTTGCAGAGTATACAAATATCAAGCAAGATAATGACAATCTTCGTATAGAGATAGTACGTTTTAAAGATATTAAAGACTATGATGATCTGAGCGAGACTGAACCAACCTTAGACAACATAAACTCTTGCGAAGAAATCAAAGGGCAGGTAAGAAATTAAGGGGTGGGGTCGGGGTTTGCGATTTTCAATTTTGCGAAATATAGACCCCTCTAAACAAAATGAAAAATTTTAATATTCCAGATGTGAAACTTGAAGACCTGTCTTACTGTGAATGTGTAGACTGCGGAAATTACTTTTATGTAGTTGAATTACCTATGGCGATAAACGACCCTAAGTTTTGTCCATACTGCGGGGTTGACTTTTATTATTGTTTGGGGGAAGAAGATGACAGTTAAGACTTGCCAAGAGTGTTGTTGTATAGACACGGAGGATAATCCGATACTAGAAGTGTTGGATGCAGAGGGTGAGGTTGAAGAATACATATGTATGATGTGTTATGCGGAGGAGATAGATGAGCGGGGGTAATGTACCACACAGATACACACAGGAAGCCCAAGATGAGCGTGATTGGAAGAAGGGCAAAACCAGAGATGGTGAGAACTACAACTACGCCAAGTACGACAAGAAGGCTTACCAGAATAACTATGACGAGATAGACTGGAGTGCTAAAGGCACAGGGAGCAAAAAGGCTAAGTGAAGATACGCATACCAACGATATGCCCTCGTGAGTATCAGTTTGGCGTATGGAACGCTGTAGAGAGCGGTGCTAAGAATGTTGTGATCTCTTGGGCGAGGCGGCACGGTAAGGATGTCACTACGGCTTCCATATTGAGCTGTAAGGCGTTAGAACGGGTTGGTTCTTACTACTACCTGTTTCCCACAAGAAAGTGGGCTGAGAGGGCGTTATGGAATAACATTGTTACCATCGGCAAAAAGAGTGGCAACCTGTTAGATATTATTTTTCCCCCTGAGATTGTAGAGTATAAGAACAATACGGATATGAAGATTGGGCTTATCAACGGTTCGGTGATTAACTTTAGCGGTACTGACAACCTTGATTTTGTGGGGCAGGGGGGTTATGGCTATGCCCTGTCTGAGTTTTCGCTTCACAAAGAAGAGGTCACGGGGTTTTTGTCTCCGATTTTAGATGAAGGTAATGCGTTCTTTATAGCCAACGGTACGATGCGTGGTAGAAAAAATCTTCTGTACCAGATGTACGAGGCTAACAAAGATGACCCTAACTGGTTTACCGAGTGGCTGACGCCACAAGATACAAAGCGATATTGTTGGGTGGGCGATGAGATGAACCTTAACCCAGAGCTTCTTGGCAAGATTGACCCGCTTACTGGTAATGAGTATCTAAACATTCAGAACCGTGTAGATTCTAAGATGATCAGTTATTCGCTTGCTAGGCAGGAGTATCTGAACGAGGCGGTTGCCGATGTGGCGAACTCTGTGTATGGCTACGAGATGACTAAGCTAGAAAACAAAGGAATGATTACGCCTTTGATACACAACAAAAACGATGTGGTATATACATTTTGGGATTTAGGTGTGGATGACCCGACAGCGATAGTGTTTGGTACGGTCGACAGCAGAACGGATAGAGTGCAGATTATTGATTACTATGAAAACACAGGGTATGATATAAAGCATTATATAGATGTGATACACCAAAAAGGATATAACTATGGCGGGCATTATATGCCACACGACTCCAAGAAAAGGGCAAACAATACAGGCACTAACATTATTGATTTTTGTCGTACAGAGTATGGCTTTGAGGTGCGTCCGATTCCTAAAACTAACTCTGTGCGTGATGATATTGAGATTATTCGGAGGTTTTTGCCAAGTATATGGATTAACTCAAAACTAGATAAGTTGATTGAGTGTTTAATAAACTATCAATGGAATCCAGTTACAGGCAGAGTTTTGCATAATGAATACTCTCATGGAGCAGATGCTGTGCGTATGATGGGTATGTGCATTCACAATCGTATGATAGATCAGTATCTTAATATTGATAGAACTAATGTAACACCACAATACTTAGATGGAGGTGGGTATTTAGTATGACACCGTATGAAAGAGCAAAAGAACTATACAAAGACAAAGAAAATGAATTCTTTGAAATACTTGAACATTGTGGCAAGGTAGGCGGCATTCATTCTGATGAAGATTGTTTTGTATGTGCTTATCAGACTTATTCAGAATCTATAAAAAATAAAACACAAAAAAGACTTGACAAGCTAGACACTTGGTATATATACATTCTCGCAGGTGACCCGAAAAAGGCATTTCATTACACGATGAAAGATATGAAATATGTTGCCTATGAAAGATTTGACGGCAAGGTAAGACTAGTAGAAAAAGAAAAAATAGAGAATTTACTGTGGCGTACATCTCTGCGAGGTAGAGAATTTAGTGATCACCGCCATAGATTTGAAGTTGGAGTTTAGTAATGGGAAGTTCAAAAACGCCTGAATATACACCGCCACCTGCACCTATGATTACTCGTATGCCTATAGAGGCTGATTTCGAAAAAGACGCAATGAAGGCGAGAAAAAAGAATCAAAAAGCAAAAAGACCTAAACAGCCATTACAATACAAAGATGTAGTTGGTCAGGGCAAAACTTTATCAGATGTACGGGGTTCTGGAAAAGGAACAACCGTTTTTAGTATGGGTAATTATCAATAAGGACTTATCATGGGTAGATCATCAGCACCAAAACCTCCACCACCTCCACCACCACCTTCTCCTACGCCAACTCGTGTAGATACAGCAGGTCAACAAAAAATGGCTCAAAAAACACAGGCGGCTAGACAAGGTAGAGCATCTACTATTCTTACCAAGCGTAAAGCAAAAACTAAAAAACTTGGTGAAAATACAAAAGGCACAACAAACATATTGGGTCAATAATGGATGGCAAAGCATTAGTTAAAAAATTTGACTCAATGAACTCATATGCTATTGGTAACTGGAAAAACCTTTGGCAAGAATGTGCTGATTGGGCTATGCCTACAAACGATAACATCAATCGTGTTCGTTATGAAGGTATGGAAAAGTCACCACAACGTATGATTGATACCTGTATTGAGGCTAACTATAACTTTGCCGCAGGGTTTTATTCTCATATGTTTCCGCCAAACAGCGTGTGGGCTAAATACCGTCACCCCAATCCAATGCTAATGGCTGATGAATCTGTTGCTTATTATTTTGAACAGGTCAGCCGTATTGTGCATCAGTTGCTTATTGGCTCTAACTTTGCACAAGAAGAGTTTCAAGCGTTGCTATGTATGGGGGCATTTGGAACTAACTGCTTAACACTAGAAGAAGACGAGAAAGATATTATTCGTTTTCGCAACCACATCATTGACAATGTGCGTATTGAAGAAAACAACTTAGGTGCGGTAGATACTATTGCCCGTGAGTTCAAGCTAACACCACGACAAGCGATTCAGCAGTATGGTGTAGAAGCATTGAAGGCGGCAGGTCTTGAGCAGATAGAACAAGAAGCCCAAGATTATAAGCATAAAAAATATACATTTATTCAGTTTATTATGCCTCGTGCATCGTATGACAAGTCTTCTAAAAAATCTATCAACAAGCCATTTGCTTCTTATCACATAAATCGTGAGCGTGGTACTGTGGTTCAAGAGGGTGGATTTGACTACAACCCATACAAAGTAGCAAGATTTACTAAAGGCAATGACGAAGTATATGGTCGTTCGCCTATGAGCATGGTACTTGGTACAGCTAGACGCACAAATGTTATCTATCGTTCTATGGTGCTTGCCGCAGAACAAAGAGCTAATAGCCAATGGCTTGTGCCAGATGATGACAGCGTAACCAACATCAGCAACCGTGCAGGTGCAATAATTAAATGGAGAGCAACTAACCCTAATGGTAAGCCAGAGCGTTTGCCACCTTGTGGGGATTCTGGTTTGGCTTTTGAAATGTATCAAGTGCATGAAAAGCAAATCAAACAGATGTTCTTTAATCACTTGTTCCGTCCTCTAGAAGATTACCGTAACATGACAGCTACCGAAGTAAATGAGCGTATGACTACAGATATGATGACGCTTGCACCGTTTGTCAGTCGTTACCTTAACGAACACGTTAATCCTATGATGGAACACCTTTTCTATATTGCACAGAAAAAGAACTTACTGCCAGAAATACCTGCGGCACTACAGGAAGACCCAAGCTATGAGATTGACTATGTTGGTCGATTGTCTATGGCAACTAAGTCTTTTGAGACTATGGGTGCAATCAACACATTGCGTGTGTTCGGTGAGCTATCTCAGATGGATCCAAATATGCAGGCATCATTGCAGAATGTTCAGCCAGATAAACTCTTCCGTGAGATATGGTATGCAAACAGCTCTAGCATGAATGCATTAAAAGACCCAAGCGAGTTAGAAGCTGAACGAGCGGCACAAATGGAGATGATGCAACAACAGCAAATGATTAATGCCGCACCTAAGATAGCAGATGCCGCACAAAAGGTAAGTGGTGCTGTTGACCCAACTAGTATTGTAAATCAAGTTGAACAGGGAGATATTGATCTTGGACAATGATGAATTAAATATACTTGTAGGTTCATACCGCAGAGTATTTTCTACACAAGAAGGCGATACTGTGTTGAAAGATATAAGAAACTTTTGCTCTATGGATGAGCAAGTAGGGAGTCAGTTGACTCATTCAGAGTGTGCGTATCGTAATGGTATGCAGGATTTATTTAGATATATAGAAGCTATGGCAAGTGAGGACAGATAAATGCGTAAATCAATATACAAACGAAAAAAGAAAACAGAAGAAAAACCAACTGAAGCTGTAAAAAAAGGAAGCTCTCGTGGAAATTATAAAGGCGGTAAGCCTAAATCAACTATTTCTGAAGCCTTAAAAAAAGCTGATGATTATTTAAAGAGTGGTAAGAAAGTAACAAGTAAGAATAAGCGTGGTGAAGGTGCTAATCGTTTAGCTAATAAAAGAAAATCTGAACAGCAAGAGTTGCAAGCTACTATGAAAAAGACTTCTCGTGGTAGTCGTCCTACTGAAGCTACTCGTAAACTTCGTGCAAAGATAAAAGCAGAAAAAGATGCCGCTAAAAAGAATCAACCACCTAAAAAAACAAATCGTGTTCCTTCATCTAAAGCACCAACTAAAAAAGCAGTTGGCGGTAAAGCACCCGTAAAAGGTAAAACACCTACAAGTGAAGCGGCAAAAGCGGCTGTAGGTAAAAAGAAAGCAACCGAAGCTGTAGCAGAAGTTGTTAAGAAACAAAAAGAAAAACGGTTATCACCTAGTCAAAAAGTTTACACGGACAAAGAAGGTAAAAAGTACAAAAAAGTACGAACTACTGCATCTAAAGTTCGTGGTGGTGGAATGAAGTACAGACGGAAATATATGTAATGCCTAAAACTGCACTCAATCGTAAGAAGGGTGTTTCTATGCGTAAAGTGCATAAAAACCCTACTGGTGGCTTATCTGCAAAGGGTCGCAAGTATTACAATGCTAAAACTGGTAGCAACTTAAAAGCACCCGTAACAGGCAAAGTAAAACGTGGCAGTAAAGCCGCCAAAAGACGAGCATCATTTTGTGCAAGAATGAGCGGTATGAAAGGTGCTATGAAAGACAGCAAAGGAAGACCAACAAGAAAAGCACTTGCTTTACGAAAATGGAAATGTAGATAATTGAACAAAAAGGAGAAGTAGTATGAGTGAAGAAGTTCACGAAGAAGTACAGGAAGAAGTAGTAGATAGTGGCGTTGAATATAGCGAGCAAGAATATATTGATATGCTTTCTGATGACGGCACTTTTACAGAAGAATGGCGTAACTCTTTACCAGATGATTTAGGTAAACACTCTATCTGGTCTAAGTACACCACACCAGAAGACCTAGCTAAAGGTGCTATCCATGCACAGGGTTTTACTGGTAAAAAGTTACAAGAGCTAATGGAGTCTGATGACCCTGCAATCATAGAACAACGCAAAGAAATATTTAATGTTCCAGATGCGGCTGAAGATTATTCAATTGAGTTTCCTGAAGCACCAGAAGGTTTTGAAGTAGATGATGAAGCCATTGGTGAGTTTAAGGAAGTTGCTCATGCTATGGGTTTGTCAAATGAGCAAGCACAGGCTTTGGTAGAATATGAGTTAGCTAGAAACGAACTTGCTGAACAGGAAGAAGAAAAAGAATACGATATGCTTGCAATGGAGGCAGAACAAGACCTTCGTGAAGAGTGGCGTGGAGATGAGTATGAATACAATATCTCTCGTGTTGCTGAGTGTCTTGACTTCTTGGGATTATCAGAACTAAAGGATGACCCACAGCTTGGAAACAATATCTCTTTTATTAAGGCAATAAATGATAAGATAGTACCTTTAATTGCAGAGGATGCGATCATTGCCAATAAGAATGAGTCAATTGCTACTATTGATGATCAGTTAGTTGAAGTTGAGCGTAAAATGTATTCACACGACAATACTAACGATTTAAGTTATCAACAGTTAACAAAGGAATATGGACAGTTGTTGGCTAAGAAAGCATCACTTAATCCACCTGCAAATTTATTATAATAATTTACTTGACAATTAAATTCTTACAAAGTATTAGTTTTTCAGATTTAACACAGATACCTTTTTATAAAGCCTGTTGGAGAGTCTGGGGTGAGAACCTAAAATCTAGGCAAGACCCGTAAGTGCGGATACTCAGAGCCGAAATAAAACTAATTATATTAATCATTAAATTGGAGGTTTAGATATGTCGCAAGACCTATTAAACACATATGTAATTGGCTTTGACCGTGCGATTCGTGAAACGGTTGAAGTTAAAGGTGGTAAACTCCGTCCTTACGTTCAGCTCGCTACTGGCGATCTTTTCCGTAAAGAAGGTGTCTATCAGCGTACAACTGGTGGCGGGTTGCCCCAGAAAGTAACAAACCGTTTCGGTGACTCACCTGTATCAGAACTTGATTACAGCCGTAGACGGACATCTCGTCAAGCATTCCAAGATGGTCAGTTCATGGACTGGGCAGATTTGAGCAAGATGGGAACTGATCCTCGTAACGCTAAACTAAACGCAATGAAGAACAAGTTCATGCGTCAAGAGGATATCATCCTCGACCAAGCGTTCTTAGGAACAGCTAACACAACTGACGTTGAAACTTCTGCATCTACACAAGCATTTCGTGATAACGAAGCTGTAAGCGTAGACGCTAATGCTGATAACAACTATGACTTCACTTACAAGAAATTCTTGTCTGTGCTAGAAAAGTTCGGTAACAACAACGTAGACATTGATTCACAAGCTCCTGTGTTCAAGATTTCTTGGGTACAATGGAAGCAAATGATGGAAGATGATAACTTCATCAACTTCGATTATACTGCGAATCGTCCGCTTGACCGTTCAGCAGGTGCTATCTATGACTACATGGGTGCGAAGTTCTGTATCTCTAACATTGTTCCTTTCATCAACCGTACTGGTGCTGAAATTGAAACATTGGAAGCAAGTTACTCTTCAACTTCAACTACTCTACAAGCATACTTTGAAATCGCTGATACTGATTTAGCGTCTACAGGTGCTTGGCAGTCTGCTTCGACTGACTCTACTCGTGCGTGTTATGCATTTATGCCTGATGCGGCTTTGTTGGAAATCAATCCTGATATGACTACTAAAGTGTCAGAGCGGGCTGATAAAGGCTTCAACTACTACGCTTACATGAAGGCAGAGCTTGGTGCTGTCCGTATGGAAGAAGAAAAAGTTGTTGTCATTCCTTGTTCAAATTCTTAATTAGGAGATAGATAATGGCTAATTCTACTGAAGTAACTGCACTTAACGCAGGCATTGTAACAAAGTCAAACTATCGGGGTAATGTGCAAGTTATTCCTGTTTCTTTAACATCAGGAACAGGTGCAGGAACTGACACTATTAGCGGTAAACTTCCACAAGAAGCTCGTTTAATTGGTGCAAGCCTGTTCTTTACAGACCCTAATAGCGGTGGCACTAACTCTACTATCCTAGTTGGTCATGCAGATGATACTGATGCGGTAGGCACTTCTGGTGCTGTTTCTGCGGCAGGAAGCATTGCATTCCCTACTACTGGTAGTGCGGCAGGTAGTGTTGACTTAGGAGAAAAAACATTGATTGTAACTCGTGACAGCAATGTCGATCAAGCGATCACAATCTCTGGATACATCCTTATTGCTACAAATGAGTAATACTTAATGGGGGGTTCGCCCCCCTTTATTTTTTTTTAGGATACTACTATGGCTTTGACAAAAGTACAGATATGCAACATGGCTCTAAGTAAAATCGGCAACGAGCGTAATCAATTAACCGATGCAACTTTTTCAAACAATACAGGTAGTATTTTCAACCAATGCGATTTACACTACGAACAAACTCTAAAAGAACTAGTTCGTATGCATTCTTGGAACTGTTGCAAAGCTCGTTCTGAGATAGGTGTGTATAAAATTAAGTTTGCTGTTGGTTCTACTATTTCGTCTCAAAGTGGTTTTAGTGGTAATCTTATAGCATCTACGCCAGACTCTAATGGCAGACCAACTTTTACAACAGGCACAAGTGGTCAAAATGGATATGTTAGTCTAACCTACGATAATACAAATGATCGTTGGTCTTTAACTATGGGATACAACGGTGGCAATGTAGCAGTAGGAACACTAAGCACAACATCGTTTTCGCCTGTAGGTGATTACAACTCTGGAAGCACAGCCGCTACTGGTGTTACTCTTACGGCTGTAAAACCAACATTTGGATACGACTACTCTTTTAAAGTGCCAGATAATTTACTTCGTTGTTTATATGTATCTAACACGGATGACGCATATCAATATGCAAAACCAAACGTAGAGTGGGAAATAGAAAAAGATTCCCTACTATCTAACGATAATAGAATTTTTATTTGTTACGACAAATTACCAGAACCAGAAGATATGGATGCATTATTTGCAGAAGTATTTTACACTATGCTTGCAGGCAAGTTAGCCGTTCCAGTTGCAGGAAACCAAGATTTGAAAGACTCTTTAATACAAGAGTTTTATGGTGTTATCTTGCCAGAAGCTAGACGAGTTAATGGATTTGAGCAAAATAACTATGCTGTTAATGATAGCGAATGGTTAGAGGCTACTTATACAACTACAAGTTCAAGCAATAGTTACCCACCGTTCTCGCAGACAAACTATAACAGTATTCCATAAGAGGGGCTATGCCAAAGAAAATTGTAAATAGCTTTAACGCAGGTGAGCTTTCCCCTTATTTGTATGCTCGTGAAGATGTAGATAAATATCAAGCAGGCTGTCAAGAGTTAGAAAACTTTGTGCCTTTACCTTATGGTGGAGTTGTACGCAGACCTTCTGTAGAATATGTATCTCAAACAAAATCAGATCAAGAGATAAGACTATACCCATTTACATTTAGTGTAAGCGAATCTTTTATGCTTGAGATTGGCAATAGCGATAATACTGCTAGCGGTGGATACTTTAGGTTTTACAAAAATGGTTCTCCAGTAAATAGTGGTAGCAGTCCATTTGAGGTAAGTCATTCTTATTTGCGGACTGAAATAAAAGATTTAAAATTTGCACAATCTGGTGATGTATTATTTATTACACACCCAAGTCATGTAGTTAGCACTTTAAGCAGAACATCTGCGGCTGATGATATTAGTTGGCAGTTTTCTGAATATGATTTTAGTACGGGCTTCCCTCCTATGAAGGAACAAAATACTGATGAAAGTATTAGTGTAACTACATCTGCAATAAACGGAACGACTATATTAACTGCAAATAGGGATTTATTTAACTCTAACCAAGTTGGTGCTTACTTTGCGTTTCAGGCTTTAAGAACAACAGCAGAGCAATCTATAACGGCAAACTATGACTCTTCTCAAATATCTCAATCAGTAAATGCATCTAATTCAAACTGGACTCTTGAAACCAATGGCACTTGGCTTGGTCGTGTAATCATACAAAGAAGTTTTGATGAGGGTGTAACATTTTCAGATTATATTGTTGTGGGCGATACCACAGGTAATGGTACAGCCGCAGGAACTAGTAATTCAAAAAACTTTATAACTTCCTCAGAAGAACCAGAAGGCAATAATGTTAGGCTTCGTGTTAGATATGATCATGTAAGTAGAGCTAGTGGTCAGCCTTTTAATTTTAGTTTATTAATTGAAAGCCCATATGTTAACTCTTTGGTTAGAATAACTGAATATACTAGTGCAACAGAGGTTAAAGCATCAGTAATAAGTCCTTTCCAAGATAAAATAGGAGACTATAATGCTTGGGCGTCTGGTATTAATTATAATGCAGGAAGTAAAATTTTAAGTGATGCGGCATTTACAGCAACTAATTTTAATTATACTAGTGGCAATCCAGTTGAGTTAACAGGTACAGCTCATGTTGCATTAGGTACTGGTTTAGTTGCTAATGATTTAACAAATATGAACAATGTTGTTGGTCTTGGTACTGGTAAGGTATCACAAGAAACATATACAATTAGTGCGGCTTCTATAGATTCTAGCTCTAATAAAGTAACTATTACAACTAGTGCTAATCATAACATTGCCGTTGGTATGACTGTAAATATAAGTGATTTAATTTTTACTGACCCACCATTATCTCAAGCGTTACCTGACCCTACAGGTGATGTAGTTGTTACAGACAGAGTAAGTGATACACAATTTAAGTATGCTGTTACTAGTAGTCATAGCGGTTCTTATAACTTAGGTTCATCGCCTACTGTAACACTAACAAATGTAAGATATATGTATGCTGTAGCACAAAATGCAGACGATGATCATACAATATATAGATTCTTTTCTTCACCTGTTGATAATAAAATTACTTGCATTGCAAAAGCCGAATATACAGGTATAGAAGATGTATTTGATATTGCATTTGCAAATGATAAGATTTATATCTTAGCTCAAAATTCATCTTCTCAAATGAGGGTTATTTCTTTTTCAGCTACCACTTTAGGTTCTGCTAGTACGGTATTAAATTTAACAGCGACAAATGGTGCAGGTGCCATTGCTTCTCATCAATATTATCCAAGATCAATTGGTTTCGGTAGTACCGCTAATAGATTTTTTATACATTATTATTCGCAAGAAAGAACAGCAAACTATTCACCTCACGGTAGTTTTCAGGGATATAGTTATGTTAACAACTCAAAACTTGTTGTTTATAACTCTTCATTTAGTTCTAGCATATCGTTAACGCAATAT